AAACTACTCGTGTGACAATTGCAGCTTGGAAGAAAAATGCGATAAAATAGATTTTTTCTTATGTACATTAATTGCTGGAAGGCATAATTCTGATGAACGTTTTATCAATCGTGGTAAAGTAACAGATATTAAGATAGATAAGGAAGAATGACTATGGGATTTACAACACCGTGCTTTATTCGCAAAAATACAAAGGAACTTAGAAAGGAACTGGAAGAGTTGGGATATGAAATCCTTAATTCTGGTGATACAACTTTAGATGCACATAATTATGACGGCAAGGGAAATCATAAAAGTATCGAAGAGGGAAAGGCTATCATAACGTCTTATGGTAATTTATATGGAGTGGTATATGATGTAGATACTGTCACCAAGAAAGGAAGAATTGATTGCGGAATCAACGAGGAACTTTTCCTGGCTATCGCTGCATTGAGAGATAATACCGATAAGTTTCAATGGTTTATTTCACCTGAAGGAGTTTGGGTTTATAATAAAGGCTATGACAGTATATTAGAAGTATCTCTTAAATGGCATAAGGCTTCCGTAAATGAACTGATTGAACACTTTAAATAAAAAAGAATGAAAGCACATGTAATGAAACTTGAAAACAATTGTGTGATTGTTGACGAGGAATATTTTAATAACCTGAAAGAAAAGTCCGAACTGAATGAGGTAAGGATAAAGGAGCTTTCCGAAGAGATGTTTTTGAGATACACCAAAGAGGGCGGAATAAGGGTTTCTTATGAAGTGAATGGTGTGCCATATCTCTTTCATCATGATTTACTGCATGAGATAAATTATGACGAAAGGGGCTATCCAATATCCATATCGGAAAGGGTGAAATATACTATTGCAGACGATATAACCGAGTTCTTGAACAATAAGTTTAAAGGACTGAAAGACGAGGCTTTGAATTACGCATTAAGCGAATTTGACAAGCAGAAACACGGTTTGGAGGCTACTGCAAAAATGTGGAAATGTCTTGCATTAATCTTTTTCATTATGACTATTGTTTCAGTAATCGCATTATTTATATAGTTATGACCGAAGAACTTGTAACATTAGAGACCGCGAAGCTGCTGAAAGAGAAAGGATTTAATGAGTTTTGCGAATTTGCTTATGCAGACGAAGATTTACATATAATGGGATTGCATTCTACAAATTCTTTCTTTAACGAAATAGGTTGTGGATATACTACACCCACTAAATCTATCGCCCAAAAGTGGCTGCGTGAAACCAAGAACCTGCATATTGAAATATTCTATATGCGTGGAGACTATTGGGTATATGGAATACTGACAATTCCGGAACATGATATAATAGAATTGCCAAACAGACCTTTGGTGCATTATAAAAGCTACGAAGAAGCACTTGAGGCAGGATTACAGGAAGCATTAAAACTTATATGATTATGAGAAAATTCACATATGTATTGGCATCTGTCATCATATCATATCTAATTTGTGTATATGAGTATAATATGTGGGACTTTATTATAGGATTAGAACCTTCGCAAACTTGCGAAAGATTACTCGGATATGTGTTATATTGCGTGATATTCTATTGGACTGCAAAGCTATTGATTATGATTAAATAAGTATGGAAACAGCAGAATTAATATTTAAATCCGTACTTGCCCCATTAAATTTTTGTACTTTGGCATTTTTACCTTAATTTTGGTAAGCAAGTGTCACAGACGCATGGAGAATAGGTTTGATGAGATAGAAAAATGCGTCCGTCATGTGCCATATCGTAACGACATTGTTTACATCACCCAGCTCTTGGAACCGCAAAGATGTGGATAAATAAGGAACGGTATGACCGATAAGATTGGAGAATAATCAAGGACGAAGAAATCAAATTAGGAATAAGGAAATGAACAATATTAATTTAAACGAATTGCGCGATCGCGCTTATAAAACCGCTTGTGAACACGGTTTTCACAATGAGGAATTGAGTAATAAACACCACCTTTGTTTAGTTATATCCGAGCTTATGGAAGCTGTGGAGGCAGATAGAAAGGGAAGATTAGGAAAGAAATGTAAATCACGTTTTGAAATGGACTATAATCGCTATCCTGCATTAGTGGAAGAAGAAAAGCGATTTAAGTGTTCCTTTGAAAAAAATATAAAAGATACACTTCCAGACGAACTAAGCGATGCGGTTATACGCCTGCTTGATTTGGCTGGATTAAGAAATATATCCATTGATGATTTTCCTGAAGAAGCGATATATGGTGCATCCGAAAGTTGCGTAGGTGAAACATTTACTGAAAGCATATACGCCATATCCACATTGCCAATTCGTTATTTTTATGAATATAATTATTCTTTTGAAAGTCAGATAGGTCATATGTTATTATCAATCTTCGGGCTTGCCAAGCATATGAACATAGACCTTATATGGCATGTGGAGCAGAAGATGAGATACAATGAACTAAGACCTAAGTTGAACGGAAAAAGATATTGATTATGAAAACAATTATATTTACAATCATATGTATTATCGCCCTATTATGGGTTGGAGATTTCACAATTACATTTAAGCCGTTTTCTATATCACTTCCCGGTTGGTATAAGCCTGTAGGTATCATCCTGTTTGTGTTGGCAATGGCGGTATATAACATTGGAGAATACGCTAAAGGGTATAAGCATGGTTTCGATGATGGGATAAAGAATGTGTTGAAATACTTAAAAAGAAATGCGCTTAATGGGAAATATAGCTCTATGAAAGCTCCCAATCAGACTTTATGCCAAATTTGCGTGGCTCCAGCATTCTTGGCTTATTGAAAATCGTATTTGAGCCCCCTAAATCTTTACTTTAGCGGTAGTTCACAATTTTGTGATGAGAAAAATAGAATAGTTAGTGGTGATTCTTTGGAGTTGTCGCTAATTTTTTTTTAAGAAAATTATTCGCAAAAATGCGAATGAATAAAATTAAAATGCTATCTTTGCATTAAAGAAACAAATGAGATGGTAGTAACGTTTGATAAAGAGTATCTGAAAGAATTGTATGAGTTTGGAAAGGCGAATGATAAAAAGCATCGTTTTCAACCTGATATCGTACGTAGATATAAACGTTGTATAGATATAATAATCAGTGTCCCTGATGTAACTTCACTTTGTAAATACAATGGGCTGAGTTTTGAAAAATTATCAGGGGACAAAAAGGACTTTTGCTCTGTTAGAGTAAACAATCAATATCGTATTGAATTTACAACCACAGAGGTGCAAGGTGAAGTAGTGACTACCATCTGTAATATAATTGAATTGTCTAACCATTATAAATAGAAAGTTATGATTAAAATAGATGGCGTAGACCCTAAAATGATAGCTAATAACTTAATTCCTTTTGAACCGACACACCCGGGAGAAGTATTAAAAGATGAAATTGAATTTAGGGGTATTTCTCAAAAGAAACTTGCTAAAGAGATGGGTGTGTCTTATACTGTATTAAATGAAATTCTGAATGCAAAGCGTTCACTAAATACAAAATATGCTATGCTCCTAGAAGCCGCGTTAGATTTAGATGCGGAACCTTTGCTCAAAATGCAAACATCTTATAATTTGCAAATGGCAAAAAAAGACAACAGGTTTATGGAGAGAATTAATAAGGTGCGTAAGATTGCAGCGTTATTATGATTGATGTTAGAGAATTAAGGATTGGTAATTATGTACACCTTTTTAAGAGTTTTATTATAATTTAGGCGTGATTCCATTTGGTTTCACGCCTTTTTGTACCATTCTCTAAAGTTTTTTCAAATACTTTACAGTAACTTTCTAAAGTTTACTTATATTTCTTCATCTCCGGCAAATGTTTCCTTATGTCACTAATACGTGTTGCGTCACTCGGATGCGTACTCATGATCTCTGGCACTGAACCCGATCCGCCCGCCGACATCTTCTGCCAGAATGTGACGGCCACATTCGGATTATAACCAGCCATCGTCATAAGAATAAGCCCCATATAGTCAGCCTCGGTTTCATGTTTGCGTGAGAATGGAAGCATCACACCGTATTGTGCCCCAAGACCATAGACTATATTCCCGGCTTTCTGTATGGCGGCGGATTTTCCACTGAGAGCCTCCCCCAAAATTTTCGCTCCGTATTGTGCAACCAGCTGCTGACTCATACGCTCATTGCTATGCTTGGCCACAGCGTGCGCCACTTCATGTCCGATAACTACAGCCAGTTCGTCATCAGAGGAAACCAGATTCATCAGTCCCTCATACACAACGATTTTGCCTCCCGGCATACAGAAAGCGTTCACCTGATTATCCTTAACCAGATTGAATTCCCATGAGAAGTTCCTCACCTCACCGGACATTCCATTATTTTCCAAGTATTGTTCCGTGGCAGCGGCTATTTTCTTTCCGACACGTGTCACCATCGCTTTCTTTGTTGCGTTACTTGATATCGGTGCCGACTTGATATATTCCGAATACTGGGTCAGACTTGATGAAAGCACTTCGGAGTCGGATACAAGCAGCATCTGTTTCCTGCCTGTCAAAGGAACACTTCCACAACCGTATAACAGAAGCACGGTTGCAAATAAAGTCACAATTTTTTTCATGCACCTATAATTTTAAAAGTATGAACAAAGTTAACGATTATTTTCTAATTGTGATAAGTCGATATATGAAAAAGCATTGCACATATCATTGGACGGTATTCATACAAAGCGCGACTGAAATGAACATGTCAATATCCAACTTTAAGTTAAATCAAGTTTAACTTGCTGTTAATCAGATGATTATATTTGCACACATCACTAATAATCAGTATCTTAGCTATATAAAAGAAACCAATATTACTAACAATTAAAACATAGAAGATATGAAAGTAACAGATATTAAAATGTACATCAGTACATTGTCTATTATCAAAAAAGGTCAAGAAATTGAATGTGGTGACTTTTTAGGTGGTAGAAAGGTAAATGCCAGTCAAGAAGATGCCTTGAATAGCATGAAAAATGCTGTATATATGTATTTGTTTGCATCTATCATGAAGAAGGATAAAGGTTACAAAACAATGGCATTCACAATAACCGCTTGCAATTCTGCTATTTATGATAACAGCATGAAGACAGAGGTTGTATGTAAGGTTGGTTATAAAGAAATGATACAGCTTATCAAAGATGGGTATAGAAGTCCACTATTTGATACTCGCAAGCTGAAATCATTGGTAGATATGAGACTTAAAGAGCTAAAGATAGCATAATAACCAGCAGGGCGAAAGCCCTGCGCAATATAGAAGAATATGAAAGAAAATATATTTTTAAAAGCAGTTATAGAAAAACCGTTATTGAATAATGAACCAGAAGTTTTACACCTTTTCGTTCAAATTATCAATGAAATAACTTCTTGTATGTCAGAAGACGAGTTAAGAGGCTGTATGAGCTCTTTAATAGTAAGATACCCTTATTTTAAACTGTTTTTCGATTATGGTTTCGGACATAATCATATGTGGGTGAAAGCATCAGGTTCTTTAGAAAGATTGATATTGGTTGAGTTCTAATCCGGTAGCCTTATGGCTACCACAATATACACGATTATGAAAGCAGATTTAGTTTTAGTTATCAGCCCTGAAGCCCCACTGATGAAGCAACTGGGCAAAGTGTTAGGTAAGATGGTAACCCCTTATGACTTCTCTACTATAGAGAGGGGTGAAAAGTACATCACCATACAGCATGATGAAACTGGGCTTGTAGTGGCTTATACGAGTGAAGAAAGATTGAATGTGAAAATGAATTAAGAATGTATTAGAATCTTTGAAAGAAAGTGTCAAGAGTGGTAAAATCACAATCAGAGAGGCAGCTATAAAACTGCATAAAGCAGGGTGGACGAGTTTTGTAGACGTGGATAAAACGAAACAATTACTTGAATTATGAACTCAATAAATGTAAACGGTTGCAGCGTATGTCAACCCGGTAAAGAAAATTACACCACCTACAACACCAGGTTGAGAGGTAAAAGAGTGAGAATGTACCAGTACGATTACCGTACTGAAAGTGGTGAACTCTTTGCTTGTTGTGCGCCTACCTTAGAGGCGTGTAGAGAAAGACGGGATAAATGGCTTAGTTCACGACAATAAGCCGATTGTCGTGTATAACGATTGAAGATATTTCGTTATCTTTGGTTGTGGTAGTACCTTTGGGGTACTATCGCGGGGTGTAGCAGTGGTAGCTTTTCACTTTGACTTGGTGAAGGTCGGTTGTTCGATTCAGCCCCCCGCAACTATTGAGTATTAATTAAAAAAATGACACGATTATGAACATTCTTACATTAAGCATCAAACAGAAGTATTTCGATGAAATCTTGGCAGGCAAGAAAACCCACGAATACCGTGAAATCAGACCAACTAACGCTAAGAAGTATATCACTTACCTATGTGGCGGTAAAGAATATCCGGCTGATGCAGAACTGCCTGAAGAAGGTGAGGTAGAATTGAAGCCTATCAAGTACGATGCAATCAAGCTTCTGACAGGTGCATATACAGGTAAACGTCCTTATATTATCGTTGAAGTGAAAGCAGCAGAAGCTGTTATTCTCACAGATGAAAACGGTAATGATATTGTTTACGAACATCAAGGCGAAGAATATCTTGCTGCACAAATGAATTATACTTTGGGCAAGATATTAGAAAAACATATAGATTGATTTGTTTAATTTTTAAAATTAGAAAGCAGAGTCGCAAGAAGAATTAACAGAGTAGCCGGGCCTCGCAGAAATATGAATGGTGCAGGGGCAGGTGGTAGATTGGTTGCCAATCGTAGAGGTACAGCAAGTGCCACACAGTTAGGATCACGCAGACAACGTTATGCTGATTTACGTGTGTCATTGGGTATGTCTGGAGGTTAACCATGAACAAGGTAGAACAAGCGAACCGGTATATAGACCTCATTCGGGTAAAATCGAATGAGGCTTTACTGTTTTTATCACTTGGTAAAGATTCGCTTGTTCTGCTTGATTTAATCTATCCGAAGTTTGACCGGATTGTTTGCGTGTTCATGTACTTTGTCAAGAATTTGGAACATATTAACCGTTGGATAAACTGGACTAAAGCCAAATATCCGAAAATAGAGTTTGTTCAAGTACCACATTGGAATCTCACTTATATTCTCCGTGGCGGTATGTATTGTGTGCCAAATCCGAAAGTAAAGCTGTTGAAGTTGGCAGATGTGGTAAAGGCTATGCAACTTACTCATGGAGTTTATTATACATTCTTGGGCATGAAAAAAGCTGATGGTATGAATCGTAGACTTATGTTGAAAGGGTATGAGGTAAACGGTTACGAGAATAACGGTATGGTTTATCCTTTGGCTGATTGGACACAAAAGGATATTCTTGCTTATATGAGGCAGCACAATTTACCCGAACCAGTTCGATATTCATTGAAAGCCAGTTCGGGTGTCGGTTTCAATCTTGACTGTATGCTTTGGATGGAGAAGAATTACCCACAGGACTTACAGAGAATTTACGAAGTTTTCCCGATGGCTGAAAGAGTGCTTTGGGAGTATCATAATCAACAAAATTAATAAGGAGGATTGCTGAGTCAGAAAAAGAAAGACAAGAGAACAGATATATGCTCAGGCAGAAAGATTGAGCGAAGCTAATTGGAGAAGAAAAAATACATGGAGTAGCAGTGCTGCAAGCAGGCGTGCAAAACAATCTCGTGATAATCTTATAGCAAGAGCCGAAAGGAATACTCTTCGGCAGAGAGGTTTCGGTCTAAGTAATGGCTAATATGGAATTATCAAAATACATAAAGAGTGAATCGGTGGAACTTAACCGCTCTGCCATTCACTTTGCAGACTATAATCCCCGGAAACTTTCCGATGAATCACGTAAGACACTGAAACGTGGCATCAAGAAATTCGGATTGGTAGGTGGAATAGTTGTGAATAAGCGTACCGGGCTTACCGTAGTCAGTGGACATCAGCGTTTGTCTGTCATGGACGAATTGCAGAAGTTTCCCGACAATGACTACCGCATTCGTGTTGATGTGATTGACGTGGACGAGCAGCAGGAAAAAGAGTTGAATATTCTAATGAACAATCCCAACGCACAAGGTACATGGGATTTTGACGCTCTCGCTCGTATTGTTCCTGATATAGACTGGAAAGATGCAGGACTGACCGATGCTGACCTAAACATGATTGGTGTCGACTATCTTTTGCAGACCGAAGAGGAAAACTCTATTGCGGATGCTTTGTCTGATATGATGGTCCCAGTTTCCGAACAGAAAGAAGCCGATAAAGCCGCCAAACAGTTGGAACGTGCTGAAAAGGTAGCCCACATGAAAGAGGTCAAGCATCAGGTGAAAGAAAACGCACAGAAGCAAGCTGAGAACATGGATGCCTATGTGATGTTGTCCTTCGATACCTATGAAGCTAAAGCCGCTTTCTGCGAAAGGTTCGGGTATGAACCAGATATGAAGTTTATAAAGGGAGAAGTTTTTGATGAACAAGTAGAAAGAATAGATTAATTATTGGGAGGAAAGCTGAGTTAGAAAGAAAACATATAGCCAGTTATATCAGCAGTCCAGACGAATAATGTACAACGCTGGAAGACAATACGGGTTAGGTTCTGCAAGACAAAGAAACATAAGGGATAGAACGAAATCCATAATGGGAAGATATGCTGAGAAAATAGATAGCTATTTCTCAAAAAGAGGAGTTGATGTCTATGGAAACAAGCCAATTTCTCGCCGTGTCTATATGGGTAACAATAACGGTTAAAATTATGAGCAATAGTGAATCTCAAAATAGAAAAGGTAAAGGAGGAAGAAAGCCTAAGTTTGATTATACAAGCGAGGAATTTCTTTCTCTCGTGGAATCGTATGCCAAAAAGGGATTCACTGACAAGGAAATTGCTTATGCCATAGGGATTTTGCCTCAAACATTCTGCGAAAAGAAAAGTGAGTACACCGAAATATCCGAAGTCTTAGCGCGTGGGCGCGCGACAATCAATGCCACTGTAAGGGCTAAATTCCTTGCAATGGCTCTCGGTGGCATAAAAACCAAAAGCACCGTGGTAAGAAAGCTCCGTGATTCAGAGGGAAATTTGACAGGTGAGGACGAATTACAAGTTAGCGAAAGCGAGTTGGCTCCTAATTTGCAAGCAATGTCCGTTTGGCTGTACCACCATGATGAAGATTGGAGAAAGATTGAGCGCAAACAAGATGAAGACGCTGATATTCCAACAGACATAGAGCATGGCATCAACATTGATTCCTGGATTAAAGACAAGCTAAAATGATAGTACCCCAAGAAATTTACCATCCATTATATGAGGATAAGGAAAAATTTATAATTCTTATCACCGGTGGGCGTGGTAGCGGAAAGTCTTTCAATGCTTCTACTTTTATTGAGCGGTTGACTTTTGAAATGACTCCCGTAGAGAAAATAGTTCATCAGATTCTTTACACCCGTTACACGATGGTTTCTGCCGGTATGTCTATCATCCCCGAAATGATGGAGAAGATAGATTTGGACGGTACCACGAAATATTTCAAGACCACAAAGACGGACATAGTCAATAAGATGACTAAGAGCCGTATCATGTTCCGGGGTATCAAGACTTCTTCCGGAAACCAGACAGCAAAACTGAAATCCATTCAAGGCATTACGACTTTTGTCTGCGATGAAGCGGAAGAGTGGATAAGCGAAGATGAGTTCGACAAGATAATGCTCTCCATTCGCAAGAAGGGTATTCAGAACCGGATTATCATTATAATGAACCCATGCGATTCCAATCACTTCATCTACAAGAAATACATTGAGAAAACTCACAAGCTGGTAGAGATTGACGGTGTGCAGGTTCAGATTTCCACTCATCCGAATGTGCTCCACATTCATACGACTTACTTTGATAATTTGGAGAATCTTTCACCGGAGTTTCTAAAAGAGGTAGAGGATATAAAGGTGAGTAATCCTGAAAAGTATGCTCATGTGGTTATCGGCCGGTGGGCTGACGTTGCAGAAGGTGCTGTGTTCAAGAAGTGGGGAATTGTTGACGAGTTCCCGGCTTGGGCAAAGAAAATTGCTTTCGGGCAAGACTTCGGTTATACGCATGACCCGTCTGCTTCCATTCGTTGTGGTATCGTTGATAACGCCCTTTACTTGGATGAAGTGGATTACCGTACTGGATTGCTTTCTTCTGACATCATCAAGACTCTTCGCCCGTGGGGATTGAAAGTCATAGCTGACAGTGCTGACCCTCGATTGATTCAAGAGATACACAACGGAGGAATCAAGATATATGCCGTAGAGAAAGGTGCAGGCTCTATCAATGCCGGAATTGACAAAATGAAAGATATGGAGATTTATATAACCAAACGCTCGTACAACTTGCAAAGCGAGTTCAGAAAGTATGTTTGGGCAAAGGATAAGGACGGGAACTATATCAACGAACCGGAAGACCATGACAATCACGGAATAGATGCTGTACGTTACTATGTATTGGGTGAGCTTCTTGGCAAGATTCAGAAGCCGAAAGATTTAACAGGAATATTCACACATTAAAAATATAAACTATGCCATTGAATTTAGAAGAAATATTAGCATTGCCTGACATCGGGCAGAAGATAAACTACCTGAAGAAAGGTAGGAAGACTGAACTTCCCGACCGTTGCAAACTTTGGGATGATTGGAATCCGGAACGACATGAAATCATGGTTGACAAAAAGAAGTATCCAGACAGAAAAGTACTTGATAAGGAATCCGAAAAAGTTTTCGATGAAAAAACTGGTAAGACTTATGAAATCGAAGCAAAGTATAAGACTGAACCGGTGAACCGTATTTCTATTCCATTGGAACAAGATATAGTGAACATTCAAACTGCTTTCACGGTCGGCACAGAACCGTCTATGGATTGCATTCCGACTGATGATGATGAAAAGAAGCTGCTGGATGCGGTAAAGGCTGTATTTAAATCCAACAAAATCAAATACCAAAACAAGAAGATTGTCCGTGCCTGGCTCTCCGAACAAGAAGCGGCAGAATATTGGTATGTTACCGATGATGATTCGTTTTGGGCAAAGTTTTGGAAGAAAGTTAAGACTACGTTCGGTGGCAAGGTCAAGCCCACCAAGAAACTGAAAAGCGTGTTATGGTCTCCATTCAGAGGTGATAAGCTATACCCGTTCTTTAACGACGAAGGTAAAATGATTGCTTTCTCACGTGAGTATAAAAAGAAGCTCATGGATGATTCGGAGGTCACCTGCTTTATGACTATCACGGACAAAATGGTTTATCAATGGGATTTGTCTAAAGGGTATGAAGAAAGAACTCCTTTTACTCATGGATTCCCAAAACTACCGGTTCTCTATGCTTATCGTCCTGAACCTTATTGCAAGAAGATAAAGACTTTTCGGGTCCGGTTGGAGAAACTATTATCCAATTATGCTGATTGTATAGACTACCATTTCTTCCCACTATTGAAGCTAATTGGTGATGTAGAGGGTTTCATGGGTAAGGTTAAGGATAGAATGGTCAAACTTACAGGTGAAGGTGCGGATGCCCAGTATCTGACGTGGAACCAAGTTCCGGATACGGTACGTTTTGAAGCAGAAACACTCACTAATATGGCTTATGATATGTCAAACACTCCAAGAATATCCTTTGAGACGTTGAAGGGGGTAGGCAAAGCATCAGGAACCGCTTTCCGCTTTATGTTCATGGGTGCACATATGGCGGTAGAAAATCACGGTGAGGTTATCGGTGAGTTCTTGCAGCGGAGAGTAAATTTCATTGTTTCCGCTTTAGGCTCTATCAATCCAACCGAGTTTAGCAAGGCATCGCAGACCATTGACATAGAAACAGAACTGGTTCCATATATGATTGATGATTTGAATGATAAGGTGACCACTGCCGTTTCCGCTGTCAGTGGTGGCATCTGGTCAACGCGTGAGGGAATCATGTTTGCCGGAAATGCTGATAGGGTAGAAGAGGAACTTGCAGAAATCAAAGAGGAACAAGCAGCAAAGAATGAGCAAATCGGAGATAAGGGAAAGAAAAACGCCTCTTAGTTAGAAAAATTACGGGACTTATAGTTTTAGTATAAGAAAAATAGTTAGCGGTGGCTTCAAAGAGTTGCCGCTATTTTTTTTGCTCTTTTAAATTATAAATATTAGAATATAATTTTGAATTATAGAATTATATATGTATTTTTGTCACACGATAATTGAGTAACCAATGAGAATATTTACCGAACAAGCATTAAAAGAATATGCAGAGAACCATCCCGATTCAAAGGTCGCTTTGCAAGAATGGACTACCATTGTGAAAAGAAGCAAGTGGACCTGTTTTGCCGATATTAAGAAAACGTTTAATAGCGTTGATAGTGTAGGTAATCAACACTATGTTTTCAATATCAAAGGCAATAACTATCGTTTGGTAGTAGTGATTAAATTCACTATTCAGTTTGTGTATATTCGCTTTATTGGTACTCATAAAGAATATGATAAAATAGATTGCGCTAATATTTAGGATTATGACAAAGATAGAAAATCAAGCCCAATATGAATGGGCGGTGAAAAGAGTAGAGGAACTTCTTCCATTAGTGAAAGATGATACTCCTTTGAATGACCCAAATAGCATAGAATTGGAGCTTCTTTCTAATTTGGTTGCTGATTATTCCGAAGAACATTTTGCATTGGGAGAACCAACACTTGTGGATGTTCTTAAACTTCGTATGTACGAAATGGGGCTTAATCAAAAATCACTTGCAAAGTTGGTTGGTGTCAGCCCATCACGATTAAGTGATTATATATCTGGTAAATGTGAACCAACCTTGAAAGTTGCTCGTGAGATAAGCCGGAAGCTAAATATTGATGCAAATATAGTGTTGGGAGTATAAGTATAAGTTTTTGTCGTGATATATTTTAGGCGTGATTCATTCGGTTTCACGCCTTTTTTTATACCATTTTACGACAATCGTTTTATTGTCGTGTATCACCTATCTGATTATTTCTCACCCTCTTTATAAATAGCGAAATTTACCGTAGAAATTTATAAATCAAATTCATACGGTATGACAATCTTAGAACAAATCTTAGCAGGGCTACAACAGAAATTCGCTGGGGTGGACACTGCTATCTTAACCCGAATCGCTACTAAAAAGGCAGAGGGTGTAACGGACGAGACAAAGGTAAACTCTATTATTGAGGGTATCAGCTTTTCGGACGTGCTTAATTCCTATGGTGATTTCCGTGCCGGGGATGCTTCAAAAACGGCAGTGACTAACTACGAGAAGAGGCATAACCTTAAAGACGGTAAGCCAATCGAGACTACCACAACCACCAAAACGGAAGAGAATAAAGACGATGTGCCTGCATGGGCGCAAGCTTTAATTGACTCCAACAAGAACCTTTCTGATAAGCTAACGCAGTTTGAAGCAGAAAAGGCTCAAGCAACACGTAGCCAGCAGATTTTGGCAAAGGCAAAGGAGTATGGTATTCCCGAAAACTACGCCAAACGATGCGCCATTAAGGACGATGAGGACTTGGACGCATACTTCAAGGACTTGAAGCAGGAGTTTGCGAATGACGGCTTTAAGGGTGTAGTTCCTCCAGATACAGCAAAAAAAGAACTGGAGAATGAGACTCAGGCGTTTGCGAAAATGATTGCAGACGACACTAAAGAAATTGTAGAACAACAAAAACAGTGATTTTATGGCAGCAGGATTTAAGTATAATCTTGAACCGGAAGTTGAGCAGGAAGAACGCTACGACGTAGAAACCGGACGCAGACGCAGAGGTCCGTACAAGTTGGACACAACCAACCTCGTTGTCGGCTCGTACTTGCCCTCATTCACACCGATTGCAGCTGACTTGGTGAAGAAAACATCCCAAGTGGCTATCCGTGTGGAAGTATATGAGAAGTTTACAACAGGCTCCAATACCACATTGAAAATCAAGAAACGTTCTTTGGCTTACAAAGGTATGCACTTGGGTAACGGTGCGCATGGAGCGACAATCAACGCTATTGACAAGGCTGACAAAGCTTTTGATAAGCTGACGTTAGCGGCAGACTTTGGAGAAAATCTAGAAGCTGGAACAGTTCTTTACGAAGCGACAGCCGCAGACGGTACAACGCCCAAAGTTATCGCAAATTCAGCTCTGTATGAAAGGAAGCAGGTAGAGGATGGCATAGTATTGGTTTCCCTTTTGATGCGTGCGTTTGAAATCGAACCGACCAAGCTGGTAATGCCTTTCGCAGATATTGACAAGGCGAATATGCCGCACTTCCAGTTTAACGCTTTGGATGTCAAACAAGAAAAAGAAGCCGTATCTATTCCTAAGGCTTCTTCTAGTCAGGACGGTTTGATGAGTAAGGAAGATAAAGTCAAATTGGATGGGGTTGCAGCACAAGCTAACAAGTATACTTTAACAGCAGCTACGACTTCTGCTCTTGGAAGTGTAAAGCAGGCAGCCAAAGTGAATGATGCATCTGGTACGGTGTCGGTAGAAAACTTTAACGGATTATTGACAGCGTTGAAAAACGCAGGTATAATGGCAAAATAAAGAAAGGAGGACTAATATATGATGCTAACTATTCATACATTGTTTAATGACCCGAACATTGTAAATGCAGTGATTCAGCGTGTCCTCAAGACAAGAAAGGACACAATTTATTGGCAGCAGTATTTGGGCTTCCGTAGGACTACTACTCGTGTATTTAAAGACTACATCGGTCAGGTTACTGGCGTGATGGCTGGTTCCATCAACTCCCGTTATGGCGAAAAGCCTATCCGTGAACGCAGGAATATCGGTTCCGGATATGGTGAGATTGCCTATTTGGGTGACCGCTATCAAATCTCAATCGACCGTTTGTCTGACTTGCAGGACTTGATAGATAAGTATAATGCCGCCAAACCGGAAGACCAGAAAGCAGCCATGCGTGACATCGTGGACTTCATCTATGACGATTACCGTCAGGTATTGCTGGCACCGCACAAGCGTATGGACATTATCGTAGGCTCTCTGTTGATGACTGGAGCAGCAAGCGTGAAGAACAAGGACGACAATGCCGGAGGAATTGACTTATTGAACATCGACTTGCCGTTTAAGTTTATCAAGCCGGACACAGAGGATAAAGACTATTTCGTCACTTACTTGCAGCAGAAACTGAATGAGCTGAAATCTATTTACGGCACATTCCCCAAGATGATTATGAGCCGTGGCACATTCATCAAGAATATTATCGGTTCAAGTGAATTTGGAGATAAGTTCAAAATGCAGCTTACAGGCAATGAAATGTATATGTCTACCGGGCTTATCACCTCGCAACTGGCTTCTACCATTTTTACAGGTATCGGACTTCCGGCTATTGAAATCAAGGAAGATTATGTGGTAGACCAAACAGGTAAGAATATCCCCATTTATGCAGATGGTCGTATTTCCCTGCTTCCGCAGGATAAAATCGGTTATATGCGCTTCCACACTCCTTATGAAGCTGTGGATGGTGTACCGGGACGTAATTACACTCAGGCAGATGGCGATATGCTGATTTCAGGTTACAAGGACGGCAATGGTCGCTATCTGGAATACACAGCCGAATGGATTCCGCAGATTGCGAACCCGAACCTGATTGTGAACTTCGATTTGAGTGAGATGAACGCATGACAGTAAACGATTATATATTACAGAAGTTTCAGACCTTCAGCGTTAACTTGTCGGAGGCTGACCTTTTCGATATATGTCTGAACGCAAAGATAAGCGGAGGGGGTGAGATGAACGAGGATTGCCAAACACGGGTGTCGGTGGCAATTGCGAAGTTCATCCCCTCTCTATTGCTTCGTGCCACTTCCATCAGCGAAAGCGGTTTTTCTATGTCTTGGAACATTAAAGGCATTAAGGATTACTATTCATTTCTGTGTAAACAGTACGGTTTGAAAGACGAACTGGGTAACAAACCTAAAGTGACTTTCTTATGATATTCGCTCCACACATATTGCAGGTAAAAGTTATCACCTCGATGGATAAGGACGAGTTCGGCAGACCTATTCCCGGTACCGGTGGTGAATACTGGCAGGAGGTATGCAAGTGCCGTTGTGATGATAACACTACCAAAGAGTTTTCATCTGATAACGGCTCTGTGTATCGTCCGAATTATCATGTGGTGTGCGAGAAAAGAATTACTGTCAAGACTGGCGATGAAGTACGTTGCATGGATGGTGATGGCGTAAGAGGTCAAGGCGAAGTCTACACGGTAAAGAGTACAAACTACTTTAACTACTCGGAATTATGGATGTAGATTTCGATTTCTCAGATGTCGACTCCTTTTTCGATGAAGGAGAATGGGAGGTCGAAAAGAAGATGATTGATGTAGGCGATGAAGCCGTGAAGTACGCGGAGGAACATGGCGATTATCAAGACCACACACTCACTTTGAGAACATCCAATGATTACGATGTCGATAAAGACGGTTTGACGCTGAAAAACGAAGCGGAATACGCTTCATTCGTGGAATCTAAGGGATATGATGTTTTGAGTAGTGCTGCTTTATATGCGGAGAAACGATTAAAAGAAGAATTTGAAAAATGAAAAAGTACATTGGAACAAAACAGATTGAAGCAGAACCTATGACATTGGGTGAAGCTTGCAGTAAAGGCTTGGTAAAAAGTGAAATAGAAGAGAATGAGTCTTATAAACTAGGATATCACACTCGTACTGAATATGGCTATGAAAGTTGGTCACCCAAAAAACTGTTTGAAGAATCATATCGAGAAGTCAAGGAAGAAACTCCTATCTGTTTCGGTGATGCTATAGACGTTTTGAAACAAGGTGGCGTTATCCGTAGAAAGGGCTGGAACGGGAAAGGATTAATGGTATTCAAACAGGTTCCAGCTCATATAGAGAGTGATGTTATTCCAAAGATGCAATCTCTTCCGCAATCAGCAAAAGACCTTATTCTGAAAGGCAAAGGTTTCATTGACTATACGAGTCAATGCCTTATTTACAACGAGAACACCGGGCGTGCTGATTCATGGGTTCCGTCTATTAGCGATGTGTTTGCCGATGATTGGGAGATTGTTCAATAGCCTATCTGCCACGTGTAGAAAATGTAACGGGTGCGTTGGATGTCTGTAACGTTGGCGCACCTTGCTAAATAAGTAAATAACATGAAAGTACCAATAGATAATATGACTTTCGCTGAAAGTGAATACCACAGAGGCAATAAGATATGGAATGCTCAAACACTTTATAATTTCGCGAAAGCAAAGGAATACCCTGTACGTGATATGCCATTGTGGAATATAGACCTGACTGTTGAACCATTTGAGTGCAGTCAGCTTCATAGCTTCATCTTTCAATGCAAACGTGTTCGTGATTGTTCTTTAAACCACCCTATAATATTGGATGAAGTAGGACAAATAGCAGACGGATACCATAGATTATGCAAAGCTATCTTGGAAGGTAGAAAAACGATTAAGGCTATCAGGCTGCTGGAAATGCCGGCACCTGATAGAATTGAAGAATAACGCCATGTCAAAAAAGATGATACCCTCTAACATATCCTCATACCATTGCAAGGATTGTGTGCATTCGTATGACCGACATGAGAAGAACTTGAGAGGTGAGTTCTTCATGTGCCGTTGTCCATTTTTCACTTCCAGCCGCTTTCTTAACCGTGACGTATGTGACAAGTTCAAGAAAAAAGTGAGCTAATCTTAAAAACAGAACAATCTTTTTTGTCTTACCCCCCATGTTTTTTCTACCCACTCCAAAAAATAGCTTAAAAACAGAATAGTATGGCAAAACCAAACATTCCAAATCAGAAGAAGAAATATCAGGAACTCAACAGCCGGCTAAACAGATATGTTGCCCTTGTTGAGCAGATATACGATACTCTTAATCTGGAAGCCGCAAAGATTGCATTGAATACTGAATATGATGCCGACAGTGGTACTGTCTTCAAGTTTTCTGACTATCCGCAAACCAAGAAGTCTATTGCGGACATTCAAGCTCAGTTCGTAGATGATATTCGTTCTGTTATCTATCGTGGTACTTCTGATGAGTGGAAGAATAGCAATGAGGTACAAGATTTGATGGCTGACAAGGTTCTGAAAGCCTATACCGCCACTATTGATAAAGAAAAGTACAAAGTTCTCTATCAAACCAATTCTGATGCTTTGAAAGCATTTCAGAACCGCAGGGACAGAGGGTTTGATGTATCGGCTAAACTCTGGCAACAGTCCACCGTTTACAAGGAGGAACTGGAAGCCGCCATCTCCTGTGCTATTCAGAAAGGAACAAGTGCCGTTGCCCTAAGCAAGCAAATATCCAAACACCTCCTTGATTTTCCATCGCTCCAAAAAGACTACAAAGAGAAGTACGGAAGTGCAGAACATCTAAAAGATTGTGAATACCGTTCTATCCGGTTGGCTCGGTCTGAAATCAATATGGCTTACCGGACCGCTGAAAATGAGCGTTGGAAGCAAATGGACTTTGTGGTAGGTTATGAAATCAAACGCTCCGGAAGAGAGTTTCCTTGCACTGTATGCGAATCCCTTGCCGGAAAATATCCCAAGGATTTTACTTGGGTTGGTTGGCACCCGAATTGTTATTCCGATGACAGCGAAGTGCTTACAAACAGAGGGTGGAAACTGTTTAAAAATGTATTTGATGATGATTTGATATTGTCATTGAATCCTACTAACAGAACACTTGAGTGGGTAGAGTTTACGGATAGGCAGTGTTACCGATATAATGGTGACATGATACACTTTTTCAATAAATCATTGGACTGTTTGGTTACACCGGAACATAATATGGTTTATTTAAGCAAGAATGATAGCAGGATAAAGAACTGCCAAGCTAAAGAGTACACAAAGGGGAAAGGGGCTTTTTATAGAGGATGCGAATATGAGTCGGAAGATGTTGCATTTTATGAGATAGACGACATCAGAATACCATTTGACCTGTTTTGTGAGTTTATGGGGTATTGGCTTTCAGGCGGGAGTACAATGGGAAACGCCGGGGTTGTTATCTCCCAACAAGAAGGTGAGCCTGCACGGGACAGAATTGTAAACTGCGTGAAGCGTATCGGATTTGAGCCACATTTAGACAAGCAAGAAGTTGCATTTTATAGTACTCCAATAAGGAATTATCTGAAAATATTCGGCAAGTGTTCCCATAAATTTATACCGTCTGCGATAAAGAATGCATCTGTCAGACAGATCAGAATATTTCTTAATGCCTTTATGCTTTGTGATGGATACAGGCGACCATGCAAATCTTTTGTAGGTAATCATGGAACAGAGTTTAAGTCAGACAAGGATGAAATCCTCTATTTTACCGTATCTGAACGTATGGCAGGGGATTTGTCTGAGCTTATTCTGAAATCCGGGAATCGTCCGTCCTTTTCAGTGAACAAGGCTGGAGTGTCGCACAAAAGCAACGGAAGTATCATAACTTCAAACTACGATTGTTATTCAATCCGTGAATGCTATTCCGTCACGGCGACAGTGTTCCATAAAGAGATTCAACATTACGATGGGTTTGTATATGACCTTACTCTGGAGAAAAACCATATCATGTATATCCGTCGCAATGGGAAATGCTTTTGGGGGTCTAATTGCAGATGCTATAAAATTCCTATCCTCAAAACAGAAGAAGAATTTTGGGAATGGGACGGACGTAGTGAAGCAAGTACTGAAAGTGTGAACGAAGTGAAAGATGTGCCGAATAGTTTCAAGGTCTGGATAAACGATAATATTCATCGAGCTAAAAGCTGGGATAACTCCCCTTATTTCATTCGGGATAATGGGAAGTATATCCGTGAAGATTTCAAGGTAAATGTCTATAACAAGACAGAGAAAGCATTTGTGCGGAAACGTAGGACTAATCTTGCCATGAGCCGTGTGGAATATTACAACCGGACTTATCCAAATATCCCGGAAGTACAGCAGGCTGCTGTAAATGCCTACACACAGGCTGTAGGAGAAACCAACAAAGGAGCCACCAGCCGTGAAATTAATCGCAGGCTTCGCAATGGTACTGACGATGAGTATGTGGATGTGGCAAGTACATTGATAAGTCAGGCTCTTGCCAAACTCCCCAAACATGAAGGTGTTGTATATCGTGGTGAAACCATGAGCATGAAGAAGCTACAGGAACGTTTTCTGGACCGTATCGGTGACGTGGTTTCGGATAAAGGTTTTGTGTCTTCCAGCCTGTATGAAGATACTCCAAGAAAGTTTGTTTCCCATGCCGGAGTACCTAAAAGCCATAAAAGGGTTATCTTTGAAATTCAGAGTAAAAATGGGCGAAATATTAGTAAAATATCGGAATTTAATGGTATCTTTACATTAGAAAACCAACATGAAATTATGTTCGATAGGCGGACGAAATTCTTGGTTAAAAAACGCAGAATAGAGGAAGATGGTATTTACAGAATTATTTTGATAGAGCAATGAAAAAGCAGAAGAAATACGAAATAATAAGTGAAACTGATAAAGTCGTTACTTTTAAGTATGATGGTGCAGAATGCAGCTATGCAAAAGCTTGCTACTCTTCCATAGATGAAGTTATCAAAGAAATAGATGAAGAAAGGGTAAGAGAAAAGGAAGTAGACAAGCGTATCGCTTCCCAACGTGACACTATGACACCCGAAGAACGTGAGCGTCAGGATGAAGCCGACCGCGTGGTCTTTGAGCGTTGGCAGGATGAAGCTAACACCAATCTCTATTTGACCGGAGTGGTTGATGAAGATGAAGACCCGGATTTCAACCCGTTCAGAAAAAACAATGATTAGCCTTTGATTTTATCGTAAAAAAATTACGGAACTATCAAAATAATACGTATCTTTGCTATTGAATCAAGTTAAAATCAATATGCTAACAAAATTTGCAGTAACAAATTATAGAGGATTTGCCAATCGTATTGAGTGGGATTTATCCAATCCTGCCAATTATGAGTTTAACAGATCTGTGATTAAAGATGGTGTCATAAAGAATGGTATCATATATGGTCCAAATGGATCAGGCAAGACGAATTTTAGTTTGGCTATATTCGATATAGAGAATCATTTATCTCCGAAATGGAAGAAAATAGATTACTATGTGAATTTCATTTATGCAGGTAACAATGATGGAGTCGTCAAATTTGAATACACATTCAAATTTGACAATGACACAATAGATTACATATATGCCAAGAATGCTGCCGGAGTACTGGTAGAGGAAAGCTTTTTTGTAAATAGGATGAACATTTTTGAACGGAAGAATAATTTATTTCGTATTGACAAGCAACAGTTCCCTATGGACGAAAGTATAGAAAAGAACTTTCAGAGCAATGCCAACAATGTGTCTGTAATCAACTTCCTGCTTACATCTTATCCACTCAATTCAGAACATTATCTGATCAAACTCAACAGGTTTGTCAACTCCATGCTTTGGTTCAGGAATCTTGATGTCCGTGAATTTATTGGACTTGAAACAAATATAATAATGTTGGATGAGTTTATCATCACAAACAATCTACTTGATGATTTCTCCGATTTTTTACATAAAGTAAGCGGTCAGACTTTCCAGTTTATTGCACATAATATTACGGATAAGCAGATTCTTTGCCAAATAGATAAAAATGAAGTTCCATTTAGACTAGTAGCATCAACAGGTACACAGTCGTTACAATTATTGTATTTTTGGCTGAAACGTATGGATGAAGCCTCGTTTGTCTTTATAGATGAGTTTGATGCTTTCTATCATTTTCGCTTAGCTTTTGAGGTGTGCAAGCGGTTGTTTGCATTGGATTGTCAGATTTTCACATCGTCACATAACACATATTTGATGACGAATGACTTATTACGTCCAGACTGCAATTTTATACTAAACAATAACAAAATTAAGTGTTTGGCTGATTGTACGGACAAAGAATTGCGTTTTGGTCATAACATCGAAAAAATTTATCGCGCAGGAGCTTTTTATGATGAATAAGGAAAAAACGCTTTTTATCTTTGAGGGAGTTAAAACAGAAAGTAAACTCATAGAGAAATTAGAGCATAATTTCTTGGGCAAAACGAATTCCATAAAATGTGTATTTGATGCCGAGATATACCAATTATATCGTGCCATAAAAGAAGAAAAAGAGTTTTCAATAGATATAGTTTCCTTATTAAAAGAACGTACAGCAGAGAACGCTAAAATTCTAGAAAATTACACTCGAGACAGTTTTGCCTATATATATTTGTTTTTTGTCTATGATGCTCATTCTACGTTGGCAGATGACAATAAAATAAAAGAAATGCTTTCTCTCTTCAATGACGAAACTGAAGAAGGAATGCTTTACATCAGTTATCCAATGGTGGAAGCCATACGACATTTCAAGGATTTAGAAAGCTTTAAGTCTTTGACAGTAAAATGCAAACGTAAGAATTGTCCATATAAAGAAGAATGTCATAACAAGGAAGAATGCTTGAAAGAACCTCATTACAAAAGTGTCGCTGCATCAGATAGCAGACCACAATTATCAAATGTAAATTCATATACAAAAACAGTTTGGCAAGAACTGATTACTGCCCATTTATGCAAAGCTAATGCTCTTGTCAATGATGCTTTTACTATGCCTACTTCTTTGATATCGCAGGAAGCTATCTTTTCAAAACAATTAGAAAAACACATTTGTCATAAATGCCCCGAAGTTGCAGTATTAAGCGCATTTCCTCTTTATGTACTGGATTATTTTGGATGCGAAAGAACCATCACGAAGTTAAACTCTTAATCAAAAATTTTGTTCTAATCTTTCAATCATTTTACTTATGATGAAGCAAAACGCTTATTCAGGATTTTGGGTTAGGGTCATTTATTGAATATCCCTAAAGGACTTGGACACGATGTAGCTTTTAAGGCTTAACATTTAAATCAACGCTTCTAATTAATATTAATATTGGAGGCGTTTTTTTTACTTCGCTTCGTATTACGTTTTTTCACTTGTTATAACGATATCTCATAAAAATTCAGTATATTTGTTACTATATCATCATGCACCGAATAGATGATACGATGTTCAGAATTAATCCGCCGCGACCAATATCCGGCTAATTCATATTTTAATGGCTCCGGCTTGCCGATTCCTGTATATGGGTACTCCGCGATATCTTTCAGCAAATCGGTTATCTTTTTCATGATAGCCTTATTACCTGATTTCTTCCAATATTCACGGTCTTTTTCCGCCTGTTCAAGGAAGATTTAAAACCAATCATGTTCACTTCAAAAATAATATTCGATGCAGCAGTTTCCGAATTAGAAAACTTTGGCACAACATCTTGACGGACTATTTTCCCAATCTCATCAGCCAAATCACCTGCTATTTGTTTGCAAATCTCGAAGTTTTTTACGAATATTGTATATTAATTATGTATCATCATTTTATATTAATAGCTTAATAAGCTTTAATTAATTAAATGTCAACAGTATACATAATCTGTCAAACATATTTTCAACTCTTTTAATTCATTAACAGGTTATGACCAAAGAAGAAACGTTACAGCTAAAAGGAATCGCCATTCTGATGATGTTATTTCTCCATCTTTTCAATACGACAGCCAATGTAGAACAATGCCAGACTTATATTTATTTTTGGAATGGGAAGCCGCTTGTATTAGCATTGAGCCGGGTGGCAGCCTTCTGTGTTCCAATATACATATTTCTCAGCGGATACGGACTTGCCATCACTTATAAACAAAATCAAAGAATCATGAGGTCATGGAACCGCATCTTCAATCTTTATATAAACTACTGGATCGTATTTTTACTATTCATTCCATTGGCCTGCTTCATAAGACCCCAAAATTATCCAGGAAACTTGACGGAATTTATTTGTAATTTTATTGCATTGGATTGCAGCTACAATAGAGAATGGTGGTTTTTTCTTCCTTATGTCTTGCTTGTTATTAGTTCCAAACATATATTCAACATTTTGGATAAGCTGGATCTCAAAACAACTCTTACAACCGTCACGGTGCTGTGCATATTATACATTATTACAAATACTATCGGAAAATCTATATTCCGTACCAGTCAACCACTACAGGTTGTTGCATGGTATATTACTCTTTTATTCACATTCATTTGCGGAGCCTTATTCGCCCGTTACAACATATTTGAATATTTCCAATCTTATTTTTCCCGATATTCTTCTCCAAAGAGGAATTTTCTATTGATCTGTGGTCTGTCAACTCTTTGCATACTTAGAATGATGTTAGGTCCCAGTATGCTAAATCCATTTTTTGTGATACCTTTCTTAATATGTTATGTTTGTATGAAACATAACAAACATATATCTTGGATGTTGCGGTTTTGGGGAAGACATTCCACCAACTTGTGGCTGGTTCACACTTTTTTTGCATACTATTTATTTCACGACTTCATATATAGTTTCCATTATCCCATTTTAATATATCTGGTATTACTCATTATATCATTAGGAAGTTCGTATGTCGTTAGGTTTATACATCACCCCATAAAATCCATAACAAACAATTTAATTAACTGCCGCTAAGTTAAAGACTCAGTGGTGTCCAAAAAACCTTGGTGATAGCTTGGCATTTCCTGCCATATAACCAGCGAACATACTAAAAAGATACACTAATTATCATAAAAAAGCGATTAATTTATTTGAATATCAAATAAATTAGTATATTTGCATATGAATAGCGTATGGAGATGTACGCCACGTTGTGACCCGTTTCATTATAGCACAACAGGACATGAAAGCTCATTGCTCTAAGAGTGTTTTTAAGTTCTACGGAAATAGTCTGCTGGCATACATTTACCGTGCAGACTATTTTATCTAATAACTTAAAATTCATTCTACAATGGACAGAAGACAACAAGTTTTTGTAAAGTTGAAACTTAAAGCGAAGGCGTTAGGGTTCAACTCAAAGGAATTAAAGGGTATCGCCGCCAAGATTGCCGATAACCTTGAATCCCAAGAAGATGCCTCCGAAGAGGATGTAAACGCAGAGATTGACGAAAAGATCGAAGCGGTTCTCCCCTACCTCACTTTCGGCCAGTCGCAAGCCAACCGTCTGCTTGACGAATGGAAGAAAAACCACCCCGAAGCGGAACCGGACGATGAACCGAATGACAACTTTCCGAATGATACTCCGAAACCAGCTTCAAAGAAGAAACCCCAAGACAAAGAGGAAAACAAGGACGAAGAGCCTGCATGGTTCAAAGCTTACAGAGAACAACAGGATGCCCGATTTGCTGCATTGGAGGGAGAGAAGACCAGCTCCTTGCGCAAAAGCAAACTTGAAAGTCTCTTGAAAGATACAGGCACATTCGGCAACCGCACATTAAAAAGCTTCTCTAAAATGAACTTTGAGAATGACGAGGAGTTCGAACAGTTTCTATCTGAAGTCGAAGAGGATTTAAAGGCTTACAACCAGGAACGTGCCGATGCCGGCCTCTCCACATTGGGAACGCCGCCTGCGGCAGGAACAGGAAAGCCTGATAAAGAAATTGAATTATTAACGGATGCAGAAATTGACAGTATTGTCAATAACTTCTAACCGCATCAAAAAAAGTAAAGGACAATGCCAGGAACAGTAAATTTGTCAAACGAGCTTGAATCGTTTGAGACCGGAATGGATTCAGTGGTTATCCGTCGCAAAGGCGGAAGAATTATCGGTGGCCGCTCTCTGAACATGGAAGGCTTCAATGAAAAATATGTAAAAGCCGGACATATTATCATCCGCAGTACAAATGATGAATATGACTACAAGCCCATGCCCGTGTCAGATAATGCGTATTCCTCACTTCCTGAGAATTACGAATATGCTGGAATATGGGTGCGCACGACACCTGCAAGTGATGCAAGAGGAGCCATCCAATATGACGGAGAGATCAACGACAAGGCCCTGCCCTACCCTATTGACAGTATCAAAGCTGCCTTGAAGACCGCACTGCCTTCATTATATTTCATGCACGATTAAAAATAAAGGAGGAAAAATAAAATGATTGCATCACAATTTGCAGATTTATCCAAGCGTATTTTCCCGAAGTTACAGAATATCGTGGAAAAAGAGAGAGGCGAGCGCAATGGTGCAAAAAAACGCACTTACTTGCATAAGACCATGTTACGTAAAGTATATTCCGCTGACCAGAAATGGACCAGCGCATCTGTCGATACCACATACGTAAGAGCGGACACCGTTTCCATGAACTCTCCGCTTCCCATCAAGAAGCGTAATTCACTGGCCCATGCCAGCGGCACACTGCCCAAACAGGGTATCTCCCGTGTAATGGAAGAATCCGACATCAATACCATCAACATCATGAAGGCCCAGGGTGCAAAATGGACACAAATAGCATCCAAACTGACGGAAGACCCTTTGTTCTGCTCCATCGGGCTGGACGAATCCAATGAGGCGAATTTTCTGACAGCCTTATGCGAGGGGGTTGTAGCGGTTGAGGATCTGACCAATGTCGGAACAGCACTGCGTGTCAATTTCGGTTACCTGCCGAAAAACGGATTTGGTGTGACCACTCCCGGCGAGATAACCTTGGATGACATAGAACGTGTGCTCGCCGCAGCTGACGGAGACGGCAATTCCATATCAGTCATCTGTATCGCCCTGTCAACCTACAAAAAACTGCGCCAGACACAAGGAGCCAAAGAACTCGCCGCCACATACAGAGGGCAGATTTTCGACAGTGATACCTCGCTGCCCACTCCTACCTCATCATTGTTTGACGAGGCTTTCGCCGACCAATATAACGGTGTCAGATTCCTGAAGATTGACCGTTCGATCATTTATGAGAAAAACGGTGTACGCAAGGCTTACAAACCGTGGAACGCAAACCGCTTGGTTTATCTGACTACCGAAAATGTCGGCAGTTTGGTCTGGGGGACATTAGCAGAAAAGACAAGCCCGGTGGAAGGAGTGGTTTATACCACAGTTGATGAGATGAAACTTATCAGCCGTTTCAGAACCGCTAACCCTTTGGTGGAAACTACCGCTGGACAGATGCTTGCGCTTACCGTGATTGAAGGAGTAGACCAGATTTATTATCAGGATATCACCGATGCACAAACTGTTGACGCAGAAAAGGAGGCCCAAGATTCAACAGATGTGAAAGTCACCATCTGGGGAGATACCTACAAAAAAACGGAGTTCGTTCAGGAGCTTAACAAGATAACTGGTGGCAAGCTGACTGCGAAATCTGCCGATGAAAAGATCATCGCCCGTGTCAACGAACTGAACGATGAAGATGAAGCCACTTTAAAAGCCACAGTAGAATCACACAAATCTGAATAATGTATGAAAACGGTCCTGCAAGCATTGAAAGATGAAGTCCACTACAAATTAAGTAGTGGCTTCTTTGAAAACCGTTTGCTTGAAAGAAGTCTGGACGGAAATGAAATATGCACCATCGACATTCTTAAAAGCAAACCGTTCAAAGGTGCTGTGGCCGACTGTCTCATGAGCCTGATTCAGATGCCCAACTTTACAGAAGGAGATGTTTCCTTAAGTCTATCTGACAAGGATAATATACTGACGTTAGCCAACGGCATCTATAATTCAATAGGCGAAACAGAAAAAACATTGGTGAACCGATAGTCTATATAGGAAAATAATCATGATACTTGATGATAGACCACATAAGCTGCAATATCTTATTACCGCTCCCGGTTACGAAGACAAGAACGGCGGTTACCACCAGGGTGAAAGCCGATGGGAAGGTGATATCCCATGCCGGAATGTTCCGGCCGGAAAAGCTGAACAAAAGCAATTTGAGGACGGAGCAGTCCGTACCTATTCAGCCACGATACGTCTTGATGCTGAATGCCGGGAATTTACTGTTGGAGATCGTGTGAAGTTATTCCTGTCAGGAGATATCGTTAGAGAATGTGAGGTCAAAGGGTTTCATCGTTATCAACTATATGCGAAACTATGGGTATAAAAATGACGACACCTGCAAGTCGGATAGACACCCTTATCAATAAGGAAAAAGAACGTGTTGAAGTGTTAACTGTCCGCGCCCTCTCCTACCTTGGAGAATTGTGTGTGATCGAAGCAAGGAACAGACCGCAGGAGATAAGCTGGTATGACCGGTCAGGAAACTTGCGCAGTTCGATTGGCTATGCCATCATCCACAACGGAAAAATACTTGAATACTCAGATTTCACACAAGTACGACAAGGTAATGAGGGAGTCAGGAAAGGCAAAGCACTTATTGAGGAATTGTCTAAAAAATTCGCGAATGGCTACGCACTTGTTGTAGTAGCCGGAATGAACTATGCTGAATTTGTGGAAGCAATGGAAAATAAGAATGTACTTGCATCCGCCGAACTGTTTGCAAGAAAGGAACTACCGGGAATGATGAGTAAACTGAAAAAGCAACTTGCATCATGATGAAGTCTGATATTGAAATCAAAGATGATATTTACAAACACATCAAAGGTTCCCTTTTGGAAAAAGTCGTGAACGGAAAACTTTGCAAGGCATCAAAAAGACCATCCAACTCTGACAGGGAGGATATAGTCATATCAATCCTTGAAAATGGAAGCGGACAGATACAGGAAGCTTTCGTGAATGTGAACATTTATGTAAAGGACAATATCCGTAATGGCGAGGCGGAAATGAATGATGCACGCTGTAGAGAACTTTGCAAAGTCGCTATCCAAGTATTGGAAACAGGGCATGGAGAAAGCTACCGCTTCACGCTGAATAAACAAAGGGTGCTTGAAGTGAACGGAAAGAACGAGCACTTCATTAACAATAAACTATTATATTCATTCAATAACGAATAAGATCATGGAATTATCTTGGGGAAAATGTACTATCAAAATTGGAAAGCTGCAAAGCAGCGGAGAAGCTCCTTCATCTTGGATTGATATACCGACACCTGTCGAGAACTCTACAAAATTGACACCTACAAAAGGTGCGAAGAAAGAGGCCAAGATTGAAGGTGGAGAAAACGAGGCTGTCAAGTATGCGGCAAACACCTATACGTTTGAGTTTGAAATCCGGGCTGGCAAAGGCCGTAGAAAACCGGTGGAAGATACAGATGGTGTGATTACAGGTGAATACGCTGTCAAGCTCCAGCCTGAAGACAAAACTGTTGAAGGTATCATAATCGACAGAAGCGTGTTGTCCTTGGAGGATACATACGACACAGATAATGGCACCAAGTGGAAATATACCGCTGACGTATTGAAACCTAAGACCGGCAATCAGGTAAAATTCGAAGTCGTAAATTTTAATGGTGCCGGCAGCCTTCGAGTGATCATCACAGATGATGGCGGAGCCGGCATGTGGAAATTATCTACAGAAACGGACTGGCATCATAGCGGTACTTCAATTACCACAAAAGCCGGTCTTGTGACAATCATATATAAAGATATCGAAGGAAAAACACTGCCTACACAGACATCCGCTACTGTTAAAGATGGGGAAACAGTTGAAGTAAACGCGGTGTACACTTCTGCCGGATGATAATTTTCCATTCAGAGAACAGGCAAACGGAAAGACGTCCTTTACAGGTTGGAGGATAAACCTGCATCAAATTTATGATTTATGAATGACAAAGAGCGAAATATTGAGATGGATGTGGCCGACGCCATCATGGAAAGACCTGCCGGCTTTACCGTTGGCAAGCGGTCTTTCTTTATCCATCCCGTCACACTCGGCAAAATGTATCTTTTGGCCAGATTATTTGATTCCCTCGAAATAAGCAAACAGGTTGTTTCCACCAATCCTTATATGGAAGCCATAAGGATCTGCAAAACGAAACGTGATATTGTCTGCCGCATACTCTCCTACTCCACGTTCAACCGGAAGAACGATTTGTTCGACAATAGCAAGGTGGATAAGCGTACAAAATTGTTTTCCCGAACACTCTCTGAGGAGGAACTTGCTACCATACTGGTTCTCATTCTTACAAGTGATAATATGGATACCTTCCTGCGGCATTTCGGAATAGACAAAGAAAATACGGAAAGAAAACGGATAGCCAAAGTAAAAAAGGACAATAGCAGTATCTCATTCGGAGGCAACAGCACCTACGGAACAATGATAGACTTTGCCTGCCAAAGATACGGATGGACTTTTGATTATGTGGTATGGGGCATCAGCTATATCAATCTAAGGATGTTAATGGCTGATGCCATCACGACTGTATATCTGTCCTCTGACGAAATGAAACAACTCGGAATATCTGGCTCAGAAGAAATAATCGATGCCGGGAATCCAAAGAACAGGGAACGTATCAAAGCCCTGCTTGAGGAATGAATCGGAAAAACAGAACAATATTTTCATAATCGGTCAAAAAAATTACGGGGTCTATAATTTTATAACAAGAAAAATAGAACAAATGTCATGTCAATGCACATGATACCCATCAAATCGAAAAGACTATGGCTGGATTGCATTTTGATATAACTGGGGATAACTCCAACTTTTTACGCAAGCTAGAGGAAGCACGCAACGGAGTACGCAACACATCAAGACAAATTGAAGAAAGCGGGCTGAGTATTGAGAAGATATTCGGAAGACTGACCACGGCCGCAGCCACTTTCGGAATCAGTCTTGGAGCGCAGCAGCTCATCAGTGACATAGCTCGTGTACGTGGCGAGTTCCAGCAGCTTGAAGTGGCATTCCAGACAATGCTTGGAAACAAGGGACAGGCGGACACACTAATGTCCCAACTGGTACGTACCGCCGCCATCACTCCATTTAACCTTCAGGATGTAGCCAATGGTGCGAAACAACTGTTAGCCTATGGTACGGAGGCTAAAGATGTGAATGATACGCTTGTCCGGCTTGGGGATATCGCGGCAGGACTATCCATCCCTTTGAACGATCTGGTCTGGCTGTATGGTACCACCATGACACAAGGAAGGCTCTTCACACAGGACCTACGTCAGTTTATGGGACGTGGAATTCCATTGGCCGATGAACTTGCCAAACAATTCGGAGTAACCAAAGACAAGGTAAGCGAACTTGTGACAGCAGGAAAAGTAGGATTCCCCGAAGTGCAGAAGGCCATTGAATCCATGACCAATGAAGGCTGCAAATTCGGCGGTCTGATGGAAGCACAATCCAAAACCATTACCGGACAAATAAGCAATATCGAAGATGCAATTGACACCATGTTCAATAAAATCGGAAAACAAAACGAGGGTGTCATCAACAAGACCTTGTCCGGCATGTCTTATCTGGTGGAGAACTATGAGAAGGTAGGTCGGTTATTGACCGGACTTGTTGCTACATACGGTTCATACAGGGTTGCAGTCATGGTCGTAACAGCCATTCAGTCGCTTCAAACCTCCGGCATAGCGGCCCTGACTGTAGCGGAACGTGCCCACTACGGATGGCTGGTCTTGCAGACAACAGCACAAAAAGCGTTGAACGCTGTCATGCTTACTAATCCGTATGTGTTATTGGCAACGGCAGTTGTAGGGCTTGGAGCTGCCATGTGGGCATTATCCGACAGCACAACATCTGCTG